TCAGGACCCGGGTCGAGGGGCCCGACCACCTGGCGAACCTCACGAGCCAGGCCGCGAAGTGGCGGCCGGTAAAGATCGGCGTCGAGCCTGCAAACCTCGGGAAGACCACCTATCAGGCCGCGGTCCGGAGTGGCCTCCCCGTGGTCCCGCTCAACCCGGACGCCGACAAATACACCCGGGCCCTCACCATCGCCGCGTATTACGAGCATGGGACCGTCTGGCATCCCAGGGACGCACCCTGGCTCGACGTGTGGGAGGAAGAGCTCGCCGCGTTCCCCACCGGCGCCCACGACGACCAGGTCGACACCGCGGCCTATGCCGGCATCATGTTCTTCAAGATGCCCACCCGGGGAAAGGTCTCCTCCCCGGACGACATCCTCTAGCCGACTTTCCTTTTTTAAGCGCCCTTCAGACCCTGCAGTCATGAAACTCCTCAAAGCGCTCTCCCGCACCTTCTCCAGAGCGTCCCCCCCGGCCATGATGATGGATCTCAGCGCCTTCCCTGCCGACGGTGACGAGGACGTCGTCTCGAAGCGTAGCGTCTACGACCCGCACTTCATCCCTCCGGAGGGCTGGGACGCCTGGTCCGAGTGGGCCGCCGAGCAGGGGAAGATCGCCCGCATCATCAACACCCTCGCGAAATCGACGATGTCGTTCACGCTCAAAAGCCAGGACAAAGACTGCCAGGACCTCTGCAACGCGATGACCCGGAGCACTCACCTGCACACCACCCTCCTCACCAGCGCCAGGTACTGGCACATCTACGGCAGGGTCTTCATCGAGCCGGTCTGGGCGACCACCTCGAAGACCGCCCTGGCGAAGATCCGGAACCTCTATCCCCCGAGCGTCATGATCTATCGCAACTCCGAGGCCGACATCCAGAATCTCAAGGCCGCACTCAAGGACACGGTATACGAACCGTATGCCGCCAGCCTCAAGGCCGGGAACGGGGACACTGTCATCGGGTATCTTCAGAATTACGTTCCTCACAACGCGAAGAACGAAAGCATGGTCTTCTTCCGCCCCGACGAACTCATCTTCATCCCCCGGTACCCCAGCGCCCGGCACCCGAACGGCATCAGCCTGCCGGCGCAGAACTACGTCCTCATCATGAACAAGTTAGGGATGGAGAAGGACCAGGCCATCATGGTCAAGCGCCACGGGGACCCCAAGCACAAGTTCTTCATTCCGGCCGACACCTGGGACGACCCGGCCACGCGGGACATACTGAAGAAGGGGTTCAAGAAAGGGATCCGTGCCGGGCTTGACTTCTTCTTCCGGTCCGGAGAGACCAATCAGGACAAGATGGACGTCGACCTCGTCGAGCCGAAAGGCAACCCCGCCGCCGTCTCCAAGGCCATCGACCACCTCGAAAACCAGTTCAATGCCGCGATGTGCTGGGCCGACTCCTTCAACGAGTCCGGCTCCTCCAACCGCTCGGTCGGCTACATCCAGCTTGCCTTCTTCGAGCGCGAGATCACCCCGGAGCGCCGGTTCTTCGCCGAGATCCTCGAAGACCAGCTCCTCGCCCCCTGGCTGCAGGCGAACGGCTACGCCCCCGACGACGCCTGGTTCGAGTTCGAGGACCTCACCCCCGAAGACCGGCTGCAGAAAGCCGCAATCATCGCCCCCCTCCTCCCCTACCTCCCGGCCAGTGTTGCCGAGAAGTTTTTGGAAGACATGGGCTACCCGATCGACAGTGCCGGCGGAGCCCCCGCAGCGGCGCCCGAACAGACNCCNTACTACAGCNTGAAAGGGGTCCCGCAACCCGTCAGCCGGGGCACCCGGCCTGTGCGGGACCAGCTCCGCCAGGAGATCGAGGACATCGCGGAGGAGGTCCGCGACGTCCTGGGGTACTGATCCTATGCTCCCGACAGAAGCAGAAGTCCTCGAGGCCCTCGCTGCCCTCATCGTCCGGCGGTCAGAAGGCGCGAAGCGGAGGACCGTCGAGGTCCTCGCCCGGTACCTCACCGTCGCCTACGAACTCGGCGGCCAGCAGGCAGGAAAAGAAGTCGGCAGCCTCATCCCCATCGGGCTCGACGGCCTCGACCCGGTCATCAACAAACTCGCCCCGGTCCTCGACGAGACCTTCAGCAACCTCTCCGGAGAACTCACCGGGATCATCGAGCAGGGGATCCGCAAGAACAGCACCTACGCCGAGGTCAGAAACCTGCTCGTCGAGAAGTTGGATGGGGGCTGGGGCAAGTCCATCACCTTCACCCGGGCCGGCGAGACCCGCCGCTACGTGTACGTCGCCCCGGACGGCACTCTGTCATGGCGGACCCGGACCATCACCCGGAACGTCACCATCCCCACCGAGACCTATGCCGACACCCTCTCCCGCACGAACCTCAAGGCGGCCTGGGCGGAAGGCCACCGGGAACGGTATCGGCAGTCCGGCCGGAAGGGCTGGGTCTTCATGGCCGTCGCCGACGAGCGGACCCGGCCGCACCACCTCGCCCTCCACGGCAGGGTCTTCATCTTCGGCACCGAGGAAGAGGCGATGGCCATGGCCATCATGGAAGAGCCGAACTGCCGCTGCAGGCCGAGAGCCTGGTTCGACGACCCCGCCCTCGACCGCGACCCGGCGAAGTATCTCGAAGAACGGCAGAGGTGGGCGAGGGCCGCCCAGGAAGACTTCCCGGCCGGATCCCCCTGGCAGAAGTTCCTGGACGGCGTCATCGCCGCCCCCGCCTGACCTTTTTTTATATCCTCAATTCGGCCACGCCTTACTATGAGCACAGGACCCCGAATCTTCGATCTGACGTTCCGGGCCGTGGACTGCATCGTCCCGCCCGACTCGGCAGACCTCGCCAAGGAAAAAGAAGGGGGCGCCGTCAAGCGCCGGGTGGTGGCCATCACCGAAGGCAAGTGGAACGACACCGTCTTCCGCCCCGACGAACTGGACAAAGTCCCGGAGAACACCGAGCGGAGGAAAGGGCGGGATGCCCGGAAGAACCTGAACGTCCCCCTGGTCATCGACCACTCCGACGACCTCCTCAAGCGCATCGGCACGACGTTAGCCATGACCACCGGCACCGTCGAGAAGGATGGAAAACAGATCAAGGCCCTCATCCTGGACCACGAGTTCCAGCAGACTACGTCCGTCCAGAAGGACGTCGTCGCCCTGGTCAAGGCCGCCCCCGACGAGATCCTCTTCTCCATCCGGGTCGGCGGGGATCTCAAGTACGACGGCGCGACCGGCGAATACTACTGGACGGACCTCTGGGTCGACCACAACTCCGTCGTCACCAGCCCAGCCTGCGCGAACACCGGCATCGTAGAAGAGCTCGCGAAGAAGAGATCCGACTCTCCTTTTTATGCCGACCCGAAAAATCTCACAGGCATGGAACCCGCAGACTTCGAAAGGCGGCTCGGCTCTCTCGAACAGTCCGTCGGCAAGATCGTCTCCTACCAGGAGAAACTGATCGCCGACCAGGCTGCGAAGGATCAGGCGGCCGCCCAGGAGGACCTCATGGAGCGGGCTGACACCCTCGCCGCGATCTTCGCGCTCGACCCCGAGGCACCCAGGCCGTTCCTCAAGACCCTCAACAAGGACCAGCTCAAGGCCTACAAGGCCGACCTCGAACGCCGCAAGGCCGCGGCCGCCCCGCCCGCTGATGGGAAGGGTCAGGCCGGCGGTGCAGCCCCCACCGAGCTCTCGCTCGAGCAGAAGGCCAACAAGTTCCTGGAGGGGTAAGCAACCATGGCTGGAGCAGTTACCTCCCCGGTCGCCTACGACCTCACGGTCGCCGGGCTGCCGGCGAGGGTCTACGCCACCGGGGTCACCGCGGATGCTGACGGCTTCTACTACAAGGCCGGGCAGCTCGTGGAGATCGCCGCCGACGAGACCATCAAGGCCGCCGCCACCGCCGGGGCTGCCATCGGGATCCTCGAGGACAGCATCACCGTCAAGACCAACCCGAATGGCCTCGATGCCCGCACCCGGGTCACCGTCCTGCCGTTCGGCTACCGCCGGGTCCTCCGGATGACCGCCGAAGGCGACCTCACCGCCGGCACCCGGGTCTGTCAGGGCACTATCTCGAAGCAGGCCGTCAAGGCGATGGCCGACCTCGCCGCGGCAGTGGCGGTAGATGGGAGCGGTCTTACGGCCACCACCACCGTGGACGCCAGTGCCCTCACCGGCAGCATCGCAACCGGAGAGACCCCGGTCACGTCCGACGCGGCTCAGCCGACGGTGGCCATCGCCGGCGACGTCACTGCTACCACGACCGTCACCGGCGACGTCACCGCAGCGGCCGCCACCCTCTCGGGCGGGATCCTGCCGGAGAAGGAGATCGGTATCGTCTGGAAAGGAGCGGCCAATGGGAAGGTGGCCCTGATCCTGGCGTACTGAGGAGGAAGAAACATGACAGGAGCAG